TACCGTAGCCAGAGTTACCGTTATCCCTATAAGTCACTATAGCTGTAGTGTCGGTTAACCTAGTGACTGAGTTCCATTCGCTATCTGCTGACTCAAATACAGTTGGACTTCCTGCTGAAATGACAGTTGATGCGCCTCCCGAAGCCACCACTTCAATAGTCCCATCAGACTTTAAGACAACGGGCTTACCGTTGGGCAGTGTGCCACTAGCCACGAAGTCTATTACGTTCCCGCCGCCTACGGCTTCAAACGACAATACGCCAGAGCCGTTAGTGACCAGAGCCTGACCGCTAACGCCTGCTGAACTCGGCAGAGTTAACGTAATATCTGCGGTAGACGCAGGGCCAGCAAGAGTAACTTTGTTCGTGCCGTTGTCTGAGTCCTCAAAGAACTGAACAAAACCTGCTCCGGCAGAGCCGTTCTTAACGTGTATCCCCGATTTAGCTACTATAGTGCTTGTCGCAGTAACAGTACCTGCCATAGTGACGTTAACAGTGCCTGTCGGTATTTCAATAACATCTGCGTCAGCGTCATTCTTAATAGTTACATCGTTAGTAGAACCTTGACCTGTAAGAATAAGTCCTTCTGCACTGGTGTAACCTATCGCGGCATTATCACCAGCGGAAGTAGCGCCGTCTGGTTCAAAGGTAGCGGCTGTAGCTAAACCTGTAACATCAACAGAAGCTAAAACAGAATTACCTGCAACGTCTATTGCTCCACTAATGTCTAAAGTAGCTGCGTCTAGTTCTCCAGAGATTGTTAGGTTTCGTACACCCGTGTAGTCTTTATTAGAATCTAGGATAACTGCTTTAGATGCTATTGCTGTACCGACTGCGGTACTACCTAAGTCTAAGAAATTAACTTCTGCTACAACAACAGTGGCACCGTCAAGAATGTTAAGTTCTGCCGCAGTACTTGTAACACCATCAAGAATGTTAAGCTCCGCAGTGGTACTTGTAACTCCATCAAGAATATTTATTTCAGTAGCCGTCGAAGTGACTGCTACATTTTCATTAATTTTAGGGGATGTTAAAGTTTTATTAGTTAATGTATCAACAGAAACAAGAGATACTAAGGTTGAGTTGGCTCCGGCAGGGAGCATTAAAGTATTAGTTACAGAAGCTGAGTGAGGTTGACCAAATACTTTCTGGCCGTGGCTGTTGCTTTCACAGTTAAATACGATTGCACCTGAGTTAGTATTACCTCGTACAACAACTGTACCTGTTCCATTAGGAGCTAAATCAAGAGTAGCATTAGAAGTTGTAACAATATCTTTACCATTAACGTCTAGGTTGCCGCCTAGTTGAGGACTAGTATCTTCAACAACAGAAGATAAGTCACCACTTGAACCAGTGCCAGCAATGATAGTACCTCTAGTAATTTTTTTAAGTCCCCCACCAGAGGCATCTATAGCTAGAAAGGTGTCCTCAGTTGCAGCGGTACTAATCTCAGCTAAAGAAGGTATAGTAGTGGGGTTAAAATTAGTTCCGTTAGCAATAAGAAGCGCACCCGCAGTGTTAGCCCCCATTGCAATGACACCGTCAATAGCGACGTTTCCACTAATATCAAGAGAAGATGCTACGATCTCTCCGCTAGCATTAATTGCGCCATTAATATCAATAGTAGTAGCAGCAATTTGTATTTCAGTATCTGCGACAATATCGAGTTGGCCGTCTGCGCTAGAGCTAATGTGTATTGCAGTGTCACGGAATTGAATTTTTTGAGTGGTGGTTGTGGTGTTACCGTTAGCGAGAACTTCAGCTAGGGTATCTGATGTTGTGTTTGCGTCTACGTAGGCTTTAATTGACTGCTGTGTAGATAACGCTGTGGCGCTGTTGCTTGCCATGTTATCTTCGTCAAGAATGCTAGTAACTGTTGCGCCAGCGCCTATGGTCAATGTACCTGCGGACATAGTTACTATGTGGTTTACCGCTTCAACTACATTAGTACCATCACAAAACAACAACATAGTCTTACCGCTAGGTACGGCAATACCTGACCCGTTGGGAGTTTTTACTGTTGCCGCTTGACCACAACCGTTTTTGACGATATAAGTTTTAGTAGCCGCAGGGCATACTACAGAAGCAGCGGAAGAAGGAGCGCCACTAGCAGCAGCAAGGACAAGCATCGCACAACGAGACTCAGAAGTAGTACCATTAGCAGAGGTCAGAGTATGTGAGTTGCTAGACCAAGTGTTTATTGTAGCTAGCCCAGCAATAGCTTGTTCTATCATCGAGGTTATATTTTCGTTTACTACAGTACCCCACGAACCAACAAGTTCTCCTTGTACTGGTAGTGCTAGTTTTAAAATCGAAGTAAATTGAGTTGCCATTTGTTTAACCTCAAGCTATACGTATGATAGCGGTATCTTTGTCTGCTGTAGGGAACGTTACTGTAAACGTGCTATTTACTGTTGTTTTATCTGCACCAAAATCTAGTACTGCAACAGCGTTGTTTCCAGTACCCGATGATCTGTATATAAGTGCGCCACGGGCTGTGATGCTAGAACTACTCCACGAGGCAGTTGCAAAGGTAAGGAACGCTGTTGTGTCAGTAGATGTTGGGCGCGTAGACACTGTTAATGTTTCTCCTCCAGCAGTATACCCTGTACCCGATGCTTCATTGGTATTAACGTATGCGGCGGTAGTGGCACCTAAGTCTGCTGAAGACTTAAACAGCGCAATCTTAAATGTTTGGTTCGTGTTACTGCTAAAGTCCATTTCTCCATCAAGGAGAGAAACTTTAAAAGAAGTACACATTGTTTGAGTTATTGCCATCTAACTAATTCCTTAACTTACTGGAGTTCTAAACTGCCCAGAACGGTATGTATCCTGACGTAGCTTACCATCTCCAAGGTTCTTTAGTAACGAAATAGATAGCAAGTACATTTTTTCGTAGTTGGCTATAACGTCTGGTTCCCCTTTCATAAACCGTATAGCTTCTAATAACGCGCCGTTTAGCAACGCGGAATCAAAGTGTGTGCCTAACCAAGAAGTTGCTGCGGTTACTATAGACTCTGGGTAATACCCATAGGTGTGCTCAATTACGTAGTTAGCGTTAGGGGTTGGAGCAAGTTCTAGTTGAGTTGCAACGCCGTTAGAGGCTAGTCCTTGGTAGGAATAGAACTTAGGAAGTCCCCTATTAGCAGCAGAATCAACGGGGTACGCCTCACGTAAGAAGTTACCATCCTTGTTTAACAAGAACGAATACACGTTATCACCGTCAATTACCGCTATACTATAGGTGTACAAGAAGTTGGTAGGTAGGCTTAACAGTTTAGTTCCATTTGCCAATGGCCCGTCATCTACTTTACGAAGCGCAGGTAGCTGAACCGAACTATATATCTTCTGCTCTGCTTGTTTTGTAAACATAGCAAGTTGATCTGCTGTGAATGTAGTCTCGCAGATGTCTTGGATATTAGCTTTTAGTTCAGTATAGTTCATGGTTTAAGCCATTGGCCCTCTAGCGTACAACCCTTTAGTAGCCGCGCCAGTACCACGTACTTTGACCTTGCCCCCTTTTGAGTAGCCCATCTTAGCCATACCACCGCCAGCCATCATCTTAAAGTCTTCGCCGGAAATCTTGCCGTCTTTGTTTTTGTCTAGTTTTGATTGCTTACCAGTCATGCCACCCATTGAGTAGCTCATCTTATTTTTTACTTTCTTAGGCCGACCTACTTGTGACCCATATGTTCCTTTACCTTGTGGCATGTTAATGCTCCTATGAAATAGTTACTGTTACTTGCCCTACACTGCTAGTCATTACTAGTATGTTTGGTGTTAAGTTATAAGGATCGTTTCCTCCCCCTACAGGGTTCCAACCCCACTGAATGTCTCTACTGCTAGTATTTCCTGAATCTCCTAAACTCTGGTCTGGGCGAGGATCGCGTAATGCTTGTGGATCATCTACAGGAAACTCCCCTAACTTCAACTGGGGATGATCTCCATTCCAACACTCAATACAGGCTTTTATGTGAGTATTCTTGCCCTTTACTACTAAATCTTTTAGTTCTCGTAGTTTGTATTGAAACCCGCATACATCACAGTATGCTATGGCCCGCTTACCAGAAGCGAATCTATTAGCCATTACACATAACCAATACGAGGTACAAACCTAGCAGAAGTCTTTTCTCTATCTTCTCCTGCGGCAAGCTCGAATTGCTCGTCGTATACAGCCTTTAACATTGGTACGCGATCCATCATCTCAGGAAGTTTCATAGCTATATAATAAGCCAAACCCGCCACTAAACAAGGGAAAAATCTAAAGTTCATGTCCGCAGTCTGTACACCACTGCCCGCGTCTTGTATGCGGCGCATACGCCAGTAGTACAATTTATAATCATTGTTGTCTGGTACAGGCCATACGTTAACTAGTGGTGCATCACGTAATCGCTCAATATATAACTGTATGGGCCTACCTTGTGATAACTTGTTAGGGATAGAAGCGTAGGTACTCACACTAACACGATTTATAGTAAGGTCAGTTTGAGTAGCTACGTTACCGCTGCCTGTACGTATCTGGTGTTCTAGTAAGTCTATGGTATCTGCTGGTAAGGGATACTGCGTCTGTCCCTTAACTAAATTAATGGAGCCACTATCTATAGTCCACATGTTGATTCCACGGTTCTGCCACTCAATAGTAAGTAGGTTCATAGAACGTCGAGCGGTGCGTAGATCATACCCAGAACGCATCTCCCGCCCTGCACGTTCAAACGCTTCTTCCGCTATCTCTGTAAACTCCATATTGAACGAAGTAGTGGTTGATGTGGTCATTGCTACTTACTCCGCTTCTTGGCCTTGGTCTTAGCTCTAACGGAAAGTTCATTCATATGGAATAACTTTACACTTGTTTTAGTGTGAGACTTATTAGTATGGAGAGTCCCATCAGCCATTTTATGGCTAGAACCCTTGTGCTCAGTACCGTCTCTTTTGTAGTGCTTTACACCTTTCATAACTTATGCCTCTAAACGTAAAGTGTTTTCTTTCGCCTATTATCCATTACTTGTCCACAGCCTGTAGCTATAGACCGCTTACCTCTAGCAAGCCCACCTCTACGTAACTTAACAGTAGCAGGTTTTGTATTCTTGACTACAGTATTCTTTGAACGTTTCTTCTTCATAGCTGTGGCTGCTCTTTCGCTTTTACTAAGGGATTGCGCTTTTTTTCTAGGTAAACATCTATCTGGGTTCTTTTTGTCTTTAGACGTTCCACATTTACCTTTAATCTCCCCGTCTGTACCAATCCTAACCCAGTCTTGGTCTACCCACTTTTTAAGATCGCCCATTACTTCTTACCCTTTGATCCCTTTGCATAGTTGGGGTCTTTGCAATACTTAGATGCAGCCATGTTCGCGTACGCGGAAGGATATGTATCAAAGGTTCGCTTTGCCCACGATTTGCCTTTGGCACATATCTTCCCGCCGGACTTGTAATACCTACGCATTATCGCATCTTACAGGCTTTACCGCCGCGAGCTTTACCGTAACCACGAACTGATTTGCCAGCACTGTACTTGGGCATTTCTGCCATGCCGCCACTCATCATCTTCTTAGTGCGCATCTTAGCTTTTTTAGATGATGCGACTCCCGCCTTTTTAGCTTTTTTAGATGATGCGACTCCCGCCTTTAACTGCTCAACTCTATTTTTCTTATTTACCCTCCCACCCGATCCTGTACGGTCGGCTAGGGAGAGTGTGTCTTGGTCAGGTCGTGCTAGCGTTGGTACTGGGGTCGGCTTTATTGCGGACTTAGCCAAAGCAGTTTTTTGAGCTTCAGTTGCAGCCTTAACCTCTTGCTTGTTGTCCATACTAGCGGCGTCTATAGCTTCTTGTCGAAGGTTTACACCCGATAAATTTTTTGAGTTTTTAGATTTTGGCACGTTATTTCTCCTATCTCATCTTACAGGCACGTACGCCTTTTTTAGCAATTCCCGCGCCACGAACCTTACCGCCGTCCTTGTACGCCTTGGCCATACCACCAGCCATCATCTTGCCTTTACCGTCAGCCGCGTAGTCGGGAACCATCTTACCGTCTTTTCCCTTTACCATGTTTAGCTTTCCGCCAGCACTCATCATTTGTTTTGACATAGAACTTCTGTCCATTTTATCTTCCTTATTTTTAGGCTTCTTAGGGGTACGTCCATCATCTTCGTACATCTCAAAAAATTTCTTTTTCCCTGTTTTTCGTGCTCCTTCAGGAGAAGAGGCTTCGTCTAACTCGGCCTGACGTGCCTTATCTTCCGCAGTGGGCAGGTTACTTATTTTCATAGCTTTTGGCACATTATTTCTCCTAGCACTTCCACCGTTTCCTAGCTTGCCGCAACCTTGAATTAGGGTCTTTAGCAGCCTTTGGAAACTTCTTCATTTGTCCGGCAGATCGGGCGCAGTATGACTTACGTCTACTAGCTCGTTTGCCAGTTGGTTTATCCTCGGTAACCGCAGTCTTTAACTTAGAGCCGGGATTATTACGCTTATACTTCTCTACACCTTTGGCGGTCATACCCGCGCCGGATTTAGTAGGGCGTTTATCACCACTACTGATGGACATACCTTTCATGCCCACTCCGCCGCCTTTCTTATAGTACTTACGCATAAAACAAAGTTATAGAAGACATGTTTACAGGAGAATAATCTACATATCCCCCATCCTTAAACAGTATCCCATCGTCAGGTATGTCAGGATATTCAGAGCTAGTAGCAGAGCCTACTGTAGCAAACTGCATACGAACACGGCCTGTAGGGCTAGTCTCTCTAAATGTAATAATACCTGCGGTACCTGTATTAACAGCATACAAACCCTGTAA